GCAGCACACCTATGGAAGCTGACCTCAAAGCTATGACGGACAACGCAACAGATGAATACGATAACATCCGTTTCGCAATCCATCGCTTCTCGAACGAAGCAATCTTCTCACCCAACCCGAATGACATCCCTCTTTGGGGTCAAACACCATGGGGTGCCTTGATCTTCCAGCTCAAGTCATTTCCAACAATGATGATGCGTCTGTCTAAAGATGTGTTGATTGAAGCCAAGCAAGGAAACGTCAAGCCTCTGGTCTACATGCTGACGGCAGGCGTCGGCCTTGGTGGTGTAGCCTTGGCTACCAAAGATATCGTTCAGATGCGTGGTGGTGATGATAACAATGAAGCAAGCCTACGTCAGCGTAAGTTGTCCAAGTCCCTTGCTGAGTTTGGCTTCGACGAAGATAGCCTCAATAAGATGACAGGCGAAGACCTCGACTATGCACTTGGTTGGGCATTGGAAAGCACGCTGATGATGGGTGGCTTCGGCTTGATTGCCGAGTTCATCTACAACGCAGCAGCTCAAACGGACAATGGAAACTGGGGCGGCCAACGCTTCCTCTCGATGCTCAGTCCTTCAATCACGATCCCGACCAAGGGATTCACTATCGTCTCCGGTGCAGTTGATGTCTTGCGCGACAACGATAAGAACTTCCCAGAACGTGCAGCGGTCAGAGAAGTAGTGCGCTCCGTACCATTTATGACCAAAGGCATTGGCGAGGATTTGATCGACGCAGTAGCAGGAGAACCAGCAAAACAAACAGGTGGTCGATTGGACAGTAAGTTCAGCTCGAACTTCGACGTCAAAGGCTTCGGCAAAGGAAACTTCTAATGATCATATCCCTTATCTCATCAGTACTTGGCATAGCCGGGGGCTTGATCCCTGACATCTTTAAAGAGATCAAGGCCAGCCGTGAACACACAAGAGAACTGGCATTCATGGATAAGCAGTCAGACCTTCAGCTCAAGCTGCTAGAGAAGAAGACAGATGCTAAGCTGGCAGAGCTAGACGCTAATGTTGTCGTCGAGGAAATGCGTGCATTTGGTAAGCAGATGTCTGCGATCTACAAACAACAGAAGCCTACTGGCATACCATTCGTTGACGCTCTGAACGCATTGATCCGACCAGTCACAGCCTTCCTTATCATGCTCATGTTTTTTGGTATCGCAGGTATGTTTGCTTGGGGCGTGATGCAAGAGCTTGGCCCGAACAACATGACCATAACAGCAGAGGTCTTATGGCACTCGCTCATCGGTGACAGCATACAGGCTGTACTTGGCTACCTATTTGGCTACCGCACGACGAAGGGTCGCATCAGTCAGATACGGTCAGCCCTCAAGTGATAACACAAGAAGCCATCGATCTCATCAAGCACTACGAAGGGTTCGATAGCCACCCATATAAATGCCCAGCGAATGTTTGGACGTATGGATATGGTGCGACCTACGACATCAATGGTGGCCGGGTTACATCAAGTACACCAACTATCTCTGAAGAAGGAGCCTCTCTCCTGCTCGTTGATATGGTTGCCAAGTTCGCAAGTAGAGTAGCCAGCATGGTTGATGTCGAGATAAACGACAATCAACATGGCGCTCTGACATCTTTCGCCTACAACTTAGGGTCAGGCGCACTAAAATCATCCACACTTTTGCGCCACATTAACTCTGGCGAGTGGGATGATATATCTTTTCAGTTCAGTAGGTGGGTGTTTGCCGGGGGCCAGAGGCTCCCCGGTCTTGTTGTTCGCCGCAAGGCTGAAGCGATTATGTGGGAGAGCTAACGCTTAATCTTCGCATTACATTTGGCAGCTAATTCATTCAGCACTAACCAGATATGGCTCGTGTTAGGGTATCTATCACGCTCAGCTATAATCATATGCCACATCTCTTCGGGGGTCATCCATGTTCCTCTATCTCTTCCATGATTTGGACAACGGCTTCGAGGACATGCAGCTCCCTGTCACCATGTGTATAAGCAGGGACAGTCTCAGGATGACGATCCCATATGTCATCGACGATAACCTGTAAGGCTTCGCGAGTACGAGCTACATTGCTAGGTGGTGGACGATCATCGGTGACCATGTCTCTCATCATTGTGTCACGAAGAACTACCAAACTGCACAACGCTTTGGTAACATGGCTAAGGCCGCTATCGGGGTCAACGTCCTCACCTTCCCACCAATCGTTGAGATGCCCAATCGTGGCGTCGAAGTACACAGAAGCACGTACACCAGCTACTCTGTAATTATGCCTTCCATATTTTCTTCCGCCTTCCATCATTCCAACTCCGATCTCACGAACTACATTCATTGGTATCGCTGAGTAAGCACGAGGCTTTTTTATTCCAACTGCATCCTTTGGGTTTGTTTGTTTCATTGCAAATCCTCGGTAAGTATCTGAATGGCTATTGCGTGCATCTCATCTCGAGTAAACCGCAACTTGTCGATTGCTCTGCGTCGTTCTTCAAGAAGAGCTTCTTCTTCACTAGCGCCAAACTCCGCTTCCCATTCAAGATCACGTATCCGATCTCGGATACTTTGAACTTCGTAGGTTTTGTCCATTAGCTCACGCTTCGCTTCAATCATCTAACCTGTCTCCTTGCCTGTTCAACAAGACCGTCGTACCGCTCTTCAATTTTCTTGGCACGTCTAATCTTGGCGTCTGTTTCTTTCATGTGAGCAACCATCTCGGCATCTTTTGACAGCCTCATATATTCTTTAACTATGCTTGCATCCGCATCTATAATTTCTTGTGGTATGCGACCAAGCCACCCGAAGATGAGTTGCTCTTGTGTCGCAACCATTATTCAATCGCCTCAACGGCACGCCGAATGACACTGCTGTCGGGCTTGACATAGACGATGGGGATGTTACGCGCTTGGGCTATATTGATCTCTTGGCGCAAACCTTTTGATGTCTGCCATCCGTCAGCTTGCATCACGTACAGTGCAGCCGCATCATGCAAGAAGGTGACGCACCAGTTCATCCACCAGCTATGTGGTTTTTCCAAACCAACACTGGTCATTGCATGGCCAAGGGTTATTGGTGAGAAGACAATGTGTCCAATCTTCGATAGGTGAGCAGCCATAGCAGTCGCCTCAAAATATCGGCGATCAATAGTTTTCTCATCGGCTGTGTCACCCGACGTGTATGGCGCAGCCAAGTATATGTATTCATCTTTCATGTTTTGTACCCCGGATTGTACTGTTCATAGTCTCCGCACACCTCGCCAAAGGGTGCTTTATCGCAGTTCCATTTTCCATCTTCAGTTGGATATGAGTGAGCACAGAATACGCACGACGCATCTGGTTTAACTGACCCCCAACATACCCCTCGCTTGAAGCAACCCCGGCACCGCCAATCTGTTTCATCAGTGGAGCAACGGACAGCGTGTCCGTTAAGGATTTGCTCTGACCTATGCTCTAAGCTTAGGTAATAAAATTCATCGAAGTCGATCCAGTTGACGTGGTACTTAGAGTTGTTCTTGCAGTAAGCAATGAACATGCACTTCTTCATGCCACTCATACCCATCATAAATTGAACCTGTGCGTAGTAATGTGAGTGAGAATACTTAACACTCTTGCTTTCAAACTCATTAAACTTGGCCAAGTTCATGGACTTGACCTCGAGTAGGACTGGTATCTCGTCAATGATAACGATCCCATCAGCGTGACCAGATACGTGACCACCCCAACGCTTGTATTCCCACTGCTTGCCTGACATCGGATCGTTCTCAAGAACATCAATCCCAGCCATCTTCATATCCCTGACGACCCAGTCCTCAATCCTATGGCCAGCATAGAATATACGTTTGAGCTGTGGGTCAGGAGCCGTGTTAGGAAATCCTCTTAGCGACCACGCCAAGTCGGCGTCGCACTTGCCACCAATACCAGATGCACCAATGTAACGACGAGCGAACTCTTTCGTTTCATTCGCGTAGGCTTCGTCAATAGCAGCAACAACATCAAACATTTAATTTCCTAAAGTGTTGGTGAGGGGTAAGGAGATCAAGACCCTACCCCCCAGATGACGAGATCAAATCGCCATCATCCTTTCTAAACTTGGAAGGTAGCTCAGAAGGGAATGCTGTCACTCAAGTCATCAGATGTTTCATTCGTAATTGATGCGCCAACTTCTTTGTCGTGATCAAAGAAGTAGTGAACCGCTGAACCCTTCTTTGGGTTACCATTGCGGTCAGTGTATGTGTCTTCTTTCACAGCTACACCAACGGTAAGATCGTTCAACGAACCCAATCCAGATGATCCAATGTCGTCAGGTGTTGGGTGTCCGCCATACACCAAGACGGCCTTTAGCTGCTCACGTCCAATGCGTGTTGCGTCAGGCGAAGTTGGATTGAACACAGTCAGCCAACTCTTAATGCTACCGCCACCACCTACGTCAGTGAACGTGACGACGATCTGCTTGCCACCATTGGCTGTCGTCTTCCACTCAGCTTCCTTGGTGTCGCACTTGTACTTGCCGGGAGCCAGCATGTTGCTACCCTTACTAATTTCAGTGTCTTTTAGATTTAGATCAGAGAATGAAAAATTACCGCTCATATTATTTAGCTCCATTAAGTTTGTTAAAGTCTTCATCGCTCATATCCATACGAGCAAATAATTTAGTGAGATCGCTCTCGCTTTCGACTGACTTGAGCCGACGATTTTCGTCACGTACTTTGCCATGCCAGCCACGCACCTCATCAGTCACGATGAACCGCTCAACCTTCATGCCCTTACTGGCATTACCAGTTGTCGTTCTTATGCCACAGAAGACGCAATCAAAGATGCCCGGCAGTTGCTGTTGAACCTGCTTTCCAGCCACCATTGGCCAGTATTGGTTCTCTCCTTCTTCGTCCTGAGTTTCCTTGGCAAGCGCAGTCACCAAGACGTGCATGGGAAGATCACGAATGGCTTTGCATACGCCGATCATCGTAGCTCCATACTCCGCCCATGCTTCAAAGCCATTGACTTTGATGTTGGCTGCCTCTGCACGTTTCTTGGAGTTCTCTTGTGCTGTATGTATGGCATGGTCAGCCAACTCGGTAAGGCTATCAACCATGATCCACTTGTATCCCTTTGCCGCAAACTCAGGGGTGCGTATCCACTCAAAGATATCCTTGAACGCATACTTCTGCTGTGCAGGATCAGTTGTCCCCGCCCAAGATGTAAATGGTAAGTAGTCAATGCCCTCGCTACGGATAGAGCTTAGACCACCTTCACCAGATATGATGAAGCCCTTACCGTACTTGGCTTGGAAGTACTTGGCTTGCGTCGTCTTACCGAAGCCGGGGAAAGAATAGAGTATCGACTTACGATAGCTCGTTGAAACGTCGGACGTATTTAGTGGGTTATATTCCATATTAACTAATACCTTTCTTTTCGACAGTGATCGTTGGAGCACCAGCCTTGCGCGTTAAGGCGTGAATAAACTCGGCTTGATCTGTGTCACTGAGTTGTAAAAATTTCTTCTTATCGACACCGTATTTTCTGGTGACGTGCGGTGGGATAGTTTGATCAGCAACTAATGCTTCGACTGCGTCCACATCCCATTGCCAAATCTCGTTACGTTTCATGGTGACGTCAAACTCACCAGCTTCGCGAGTGATCGTTCCAATCTCCTCGGGAAAAGCAAAAATAATTTCTTCTTTAAGCTGCTTAATCACACTGGTCAGGGCGTCAGCTTCTTTGGTCAGGCTGTGGAATTTACTGACGACATCGTCAAACCCTTGAGGCTTTGTTGATAATGGTACAGACGTCTTGTCGTAGTCATAAGCATTCCAATCGCTCATTGTTTTCTCCTTCATATTTTATTTATCATTAAGTGTCTCATTATAATGACTAAAGATATGTAAATTATCAATGCTGTAGCTGTTGAATATATGACAACAACTTCGATTGGTGTGTATCCTAATGTATATAAAAGACTAGAACTGTCTCATAAACGTAACACAATTTAGGAGCAATAGCGTGAGGCAGTTGAATATAAAAAGGTTGATAGTAGATTTAGGAGGTGTGTCAAATACATCTCTGATGCTAGGGATATCAAGAACGACACCATATAGATGGATCGCACAAGGCCACATGAGTAGCCGCATCCTCGATCAGATAAAAACAAAGTATCCCAAAATAAATTTAAACAAATATTATGAGGTGATTGATGAGCAATCCTGAGCAAGCATATCTCGATGAACTATATGAACAGGCATTAGAATATGTAGACCGTGGCTGGTCGATCTTCCCCCTCTCTATAGATGGCAAGCGCCCTATAAATGAATGGGCTGAATACCAAACACGTCGCACTACTATAGAAGAAGTCGATGAATGGTTTGACCAAGGCGCACCAACCAAATCAGGTGAGCGTCAGAAGATTTTTAATTTGGCAGTTGTCACTGGCTCATTATCTGGGTTGCTAGTCGTAGACTGCGACAACGAAGCATCATTAGAATATGCAGCCTCCGTCAAATGGACATCTCCTTTTGTGGTGGAGACTACCCGTGGCAAACATTACTACTTCGCACACCCCGGCCAAGGTCGTCGGTTCCAAAACAAAGCGGGTGGCATAGGCCGTGACTGGCCCAAGGTTCGTGGCTTAGATTTTCGTGGTGATGGTGGCTACGT